AATCTTATGGCTTAAACATATCGCGACAGGTTTTTCACATACTTTATTGCCTAATCCAACAAGATAATCAACTTCACCAATTTTATAATATCTCATCCTTATGTCCGTTTCCCTTCTCATTTTCCCTATCAATCACCTTCTTCATTGCCTCAATCACATTGCTTGCCTGATACACCTTCAGCCACATCATCCTGTCAACATGAGTATACTTCTTAATAAACCCCGCCAATCGCTTTGGCTCGTCATGCCATCCCAGCTCATACTCAAGCGCGCGTATCTTTTGCACCTGCGCCTGTGTAATCATGCCGGGCGTGTCTCCCTTTCCGGCATACCGTTTCAGCTCATCAATCACGGTATTTGCCTCTTTAGTTGTCATTGCCGACATATGCTCCTGCGCCGTCATATTAAACATAACCTGATAAATCATATCCTTATCCATGTTTAATTCTCTGCCCAATCCCCAAATATGCCGTATCTGCGCCGCACTTGCCACTTTACTTCCCCCTTTTCTTTACGCCGCCTCTATCTTACTCTCCGCCTTCGGCGCTTTCACTTTATCCTGCGGGTACTCCACCGCCAACGAAATCTTCTCATCTACAATCATCGCATTCCTAATTGCACACACCACCTCGGCAAAATCTTTCTGAGCAGCCCCGCCAATAGCAACTATCTGTTCATATACTATAGCCTCGGCAATCTTTATTGCTAACTGCTCGGCAAGCATCGCATCAAATCCCAATATAACCTCAATAGCTTCCATATCCTTTTTAATCGTACCTTTAAGCCTCTTATCAAGCAGCTTCCCCGTCTTAACATCCACACCAAGCTCCCCGATAACCTCCGCCTTGGTCTTCTCTCCATACTGTCCGTTAAACACCGCCTGCGCCAATTTTTTAAACCCTGCTTTCGGTTTATAGCTCACATCCTGCTCTATCAGGTTATCCGCCATATCCCCAAACACGTTTAAAATTATACCGTGATAAACCAACTCAACCGTCTCGCTATCGGTAACCACCACACGGTTAGCCCCGCTCCCGTTAAACTCCACCTGCTTAATAACCCCCTGCTTGAGCCGCTCCGTACCTTCCTTTTGCAGCTCCGCCTTAAGCCCGTCCACAATCCTCTTGCCCTCTTTCATAAGCCTGTCCCATTCCACGAGAGTATCCACCTTTTCCCGAATCTCATTAACCGTTAATTCACTCATTCCAATACCTCCATTTCAATTTGTAGGGGACGGATTTATCCGTCCCGCCCTTCCACCTATCTTGTAGGGAACGCCCTCTGTGGCGTTCCGCCGTTCTCCGTAGGGGCGGTTGCTGACCAAAGGGAATGCCCGCCCGCATCCGTCCCAACCTCCCTCACCGAGGGAGGTGTCAACCGCAGTTGATGGAGGGAGTTTTCCACCGTAACATTACATCTCCGAAATAAACTCATTTGCAATCGTTTCTTGACATATACTGCAAATATCCCTACCCCAAAACTTTTTGCACTCCTCATTCCCCCCGCAGAAAAAACAAATCTCCGCACTCTTCTCAATAATTAACGCTCCGCTTTCCGTCCACCGAATACTTACCCCGTCCCCGCCGTTAAACCCAAATTCCCGCCTAATGTCGCTCGGTATCGTTATAGCCCCGCCCTTGCTGATTTTCTTATACCTTTTCTCTGCCATTACTAATTTCCCCCTTACAATTTTTTTATTATTTCATTGTTTCCTGTAGGGGCGGCTCCCTGTGGCCGCCCGTCCCGCCCGCAGGCGTTCTGTCATCTGACTTCTGACCTCTGACCTCTAACTTGCTACATTCCCCCCAACCCCCATATACCTGATAACATTCTTCAGCCCCTTTAGGCTCACATCATCGGAATTGGCGCCGTTCACATACGCATTAACCGCCGCCCTAAGCCCCCACCGTGTCTTGCTTATCTCATATAAAAACTTTTGCGCCTCTGTCTCAACCTCAGGGAATATCCTCTCGATGTCGCTCATCTTAATATCGGCAGTCCTCATATGCTTGCGTATCGCTATGCGTGAGTATAATTGTGCAAATGCCGCCTCCCCACGCCCCACTAACTTTGTATATACCTCATGGTTACCAACCAACACCACCGCCACATCCGTTGCGTCATGTATGCCACGGATAACCTCCAATGCCGAATATACCAAATGCTGCGCCTCGTCAATAATCAGTATCTTTTCGCTACCCTTCAGCCGTTCAACGATTGCGGTATATAAATCATCCTGCCGCCGTAGCTCCGGCACTCGTAGCTCCCGTGCCAAAGCCTTTAAAAACCCCATAGGCTTTGAGATAGGATAATCCACCGAGATTAGCACCGCCTCGGTATGTTGCCGCTCATACTGCCTTATAGCCCATGTCTTACCAATGCCTGCATCCCCGTCCATCACGCCCATTATCTTTTGAATATGCGCATACCCCAAAGCATCCATAATCACATTGCTTATTGTCGTTGGCACAAACTCCGGCTTCTTGGTGCTTCCTGCCTGGCTTTCAGCCATTTCAAAAAACTCCCTCAGCTTTTCATCAAACTTATCGGCATACGGATGCTTGTCGTTAAGGTATTGTGATAGATACGATATTGATGTATCAAGCTTCTTCGCCATCGCCGATTGACTTAACTTATACTTTTCCATGTAAGCCACTAATTTTTCCTTATACATACCATTTCCCCCTTACTTTTTCTTTTGTTAAATATGCTTTAAACCTTATTTAAACCGTCTTTAGTTTTCTATTGGTGCATACAACCCCTGTCCGATTTGTAGCTGTCCTGGATTTACATTGTTAATCCGCCGCACCTCGCTAATCCAATTCCGCTTATCTATTCCATCCGGTGCTAAATCCCATAATGTAGGCTTGTCTGCTGTAATCATAACAACCTTGTATTGACATCCGGTATCTTTCATTGCTGTATGCTGAGACACATTATCGCATATTCCCCGAATTATACCGAATGTAATCAATATAACCAATACTGCTATAGCTGCCTTCTTAATCAGCCTGACCTCGTACCGGCTCAAATGAACCCTCTTGCCACCTATCGTTATGTACACCTCATTTTCCCCCTTTATCTTCTAATTTTTTAACCTGCTCCAGCACCTGCGCCCGCCGCTCTTCCAAATCCGCACCATATAACTGCTTTGGCATTCCCTTATTCATATCCAAAGCCTCTCCAAGCTGATTTGCCATCTGCTGCACCGCCTGCGGCTGGAACGTCTTATTTACATCCCGATTTAAAATGTTCTCATATACCTTCATAAAATGCGCCCTGTCCGCCATCATGTTTTCGCTGGAGCAAAGGTATTGCCACCCAAGAACATCGCAAGCTTCCCGTGTCCTTAGGGCTAAACTTGCCCGCCCCTCTGCCTGACGGTTCCAGCCGTACCGACCAATAGCCTTAACCAACTCCGCCCAAGCCTCACCGGCTGTAGGCACTCCAAGCATTGCAAGAGCTTTTACTTGATTTGCAATGTCCGCAACCTTTGGAATAAACGGTGATTCGCTGATGAGCTTGTGAGCAGCTGCTATTAATACATCTTTGGGATAATGCCCTATAATATCAACCCATAAATCCACTAATCGTGCCGAATCGCTGTACTGCGTATTTGGATAAGCCTCATTAAGCAACAGTATAAGCTCAATAATATCCAATCTAGTCGCCACGCTGTCCTGCCTCCTTCAGCCGCTCCTGCTCAAGCATGGCTTGTAAACTGTTACGGTTTTTTTCCTGCACCGTCTGTGCTTGTCCACCGTTTGCATCCCTGCTGTTGTCATAATTCCCCTCAAGCACCTTCACCATATTTGTCGGGTTTAAGAGCCAGTCAAAAGTAGCCTTCCAACCACGTCCGTTTGTCCCCTTGAGGAAGGTTGAAGCTTCAGCCTTACTAAAAAGCAATACAAACTTATCAATGTCCTCGTATTCCGCCCATCGGGAGCGCATTGCCTTTTTTCGGCTATCCGTTACCTTAACAAGCCGTGGATAACTGACGCAAATACTATGATACATATCCACTATCGTACATACCGGCGCAGGTTCTTTACTTTTCCCCACTATCTCACCTCATTTATCATTCTGTATGGGACGAATTTATCCGTCCCGCCTTGTAGGGAACGCCCTCTGTGGCGTTCCGCCCTGCCTCCCTCTCCGAGGGAGGTGTCAACCGCAGTTGACGGAAGGAGTATTCCCCTTGTCCCCTTCATCATCCTCAAGGAGCGCTTGTCCCATCTCCATCAACAAATCATAAAAATGCTCATACTCCCCGTCATTCCCATACCCAAAATACTCCGTATTTATCCTTGTCTCCTTCAAATTATGCGCCTGACTTACCTTGTACTCGATAGCCGACCGAAAAATAAAGAAAAACGCCTTATCCTCCCAATGCGAAATTGCAAACGAAACATCAACGTTCGGTACCCCAAAATACTGAAAATACTCTGCATAACTCTTTATCTCACCAAATCCATCAATGTCCTGTCCAAAAAGCTCCTTGTATGTAGGTATCAATAAATCACAAATGCGTGTGCTCTCAATAGTTTTTCTTACAATATCCGCCTCATCCTTATACCACCGGTTGCCGTAATGAAACTGCACATCCATCTCCCCGTCATCTAAATCAAGATGATACCGATAATACTCATAGCATTTCTCCTGCACGATGTGTATGGGCCTATTTGTGCAAAAATTATCCTTCGCTCCTCCGTGCTGCCTCTTGGCAAACAGCTTTAAAAAATCCCTCTGCTTAGGTGTCAATACCGCCGCCACCGCCGCATCGTCATCATTCAAACAAACAGTAACTAAATTTCTACCCTTTAAAACCCTAACCTTTTGTTTCTCTTCATTATTTGCCTTTTCCTCTGCCGCTTTATTTTCCGCATTATTTGCCTTTTCCTCTGCCACTTTATTTTCCCCCTTTAAATTTTTGGCGGGGTTGGAACCGCTCTCACCCGCATTGCAGGGCAACCGCCCTGTCCTCTGCGCTGTAGGGGACGGATTTATCCGTCCCGCCTTGTAGGGAACGCCCTCTGTGGCGTTCCGCCTTTCTCCGTAGGGGCGACTGCTGACCAAAGGGAATGCCCGCCCGCCCGCTTACCATGCTATTCTAATTTCTGCCGCCAGAATGTACATCGCTCGCATTGTACTGTTATCATCCCTTAATGTCTTGCCTGTAAACAGCTTGATTTTCTGACAGCTGTCTCTTAAATAAACATCAAGGTAAATGCCCTCGCTTGCTCCCCAATTAGCTTCAATAATCAAGTCAAACTCAATATCTCCGAACTTATCAACCACTATGTCGGTTTCCTTTGTCGGCAACAAATAATCGTCACAATCTTCTTTAATTCTGTCCTCGCCAACGACCTCAATTATCGCCTCTGCCAATTCCTTTACTGTCATTTCCGGTTTCGTTTTTACCTTTGCCACTACAATTTCCCCCTTAAATTTTTGGCGGGGTTGGAACCGCTCTCACCCGCATTACAGGGCAACCGCCCTGTCCTCTGCGCTATTCTTCGTGATAACCCTTGCCATCCTCGCCCCTTCGGATTAACTCTTTGCGATATTCTTCAACAGGCAGCCCGCCAACGGGAACACTCCCAATATTGCTAATCCATATAGCGTTTTTTAAATTAGATACCGTTAATTTGCTTAAATCCACTTTAATTTCCCCCTTCAATTTCTCTTATCTCCGGCTTAACATACTCTTTCCGTTCCTTCGGTCTAAAATGGTCATACCCCATGCAACTATAACATGGCTCCGCACAAAAATTACTGCCGTTAAAATCACACCTTGTACAGGTTGGATGCTCACCGAACAATCCCATCACTAATCACCCCTGCCTCTCTCCACATTTCGCCGCAACCTTGCAAAAAACTCTGCGCTTTCGTCAATATCTCCCACCGCCTTTGCCAATCCCAACGGGTTTTCCGCAGATTCCTCATTATATCGGTGTATTTCAGTAACCGCCCCGCTGCTGTCAAGCGGTCTTTGTTTTCCCCTTGCATGGCTTAGCAGTATATCCAAGCGGTCATTGCCTTTTAGTATTTGTATCCCGCTCTCCTTAGCAAAGTCCTTAACATACCTCTTGTAGCTACGTTTAATAGCCATTGCCGCGCTAATTTTTTCATTGTCCGCACCATATTCGAGTATCATCTCGCTTTGTGCTTTAACCTCTGCAATAAACCTGTCCTCAATGTCATATACCCTGACCGACCGCAAGTCCGCCGGGTTATACCGCACATACACCTGCTTGCCTTCCCAGTACATTTTAAACTCATTATCAAAGTACCATAACGCTTGTCCATATAGCTCCAATTTCACGCCGTTTCGTCCAACCTTTTGATACCGTGTTGTCCGTAGCAGCATCAAGTTTAATTCCTCTTCGCTTGCCATCCTCTTAACTGTCAGCAGCTCTTCCCAAACAGCTTGCGGGGACTTACCATTCATCCCTCTGCCATGATGCGCCTTTTGGTTGTAATACCCCTCAAGGAAAACATCAATATACTCCACAATCCGGCTGTCAAGTATTAAGTCCTCTGCCTTAACCGCGCGCTTGCTTTTTTCACTCCGCGCTACGGGGTTACTGTTTATGTAAGTATCAAATAATGCCGAAAATCCGGTTGCAACCTCTTTAAATTGCCGCTCAATAACCTTTGCTTTAGCGTTCCGCACAATGGCGTTTGTCATGCTTATTCCGAGACGGTCAAGTATTGTCGGCGGGAGCGGATGCGCCGCCTTCTTCCTATGCCCACGCCCACCAATATCGCTTGTTAAAAATTCACGCCCATTATCTACATAAATGCTCTTTGGTATCCCGCACCGCTGTATTCCGCGTCGTAGAGCAATAAGGTTGCTCTCACTGTTGGGGGATAGGCAGGGATTCCATCCGGTAAACATCCGAGACCGTGCGTCAACATATGCCGTTAAATATAGCCTGTGCTTTATCTCTGTGCCATCCTGACGGCTTATAATATCAAGGGTATGGTTATCTGCCACCCATATATCGTTAGGCTCTATACTTTCATAAATACGCTCAATATAAGGTGCCGCCTTATCCTCGAATGCCTTATCTCCGTGTCGGTACAACATAGTTAATGCGTATGGTATCCGCTCCGCCGCCCGGACAAATGTGGAGTAAGAGGGTAAAGGCAAAAGCTCCTTCTTTTTTGTTTCGGCCCACATATGCACCATCTCATAGCACTTTGCAAGCCCTAATCGGTTCTCATCCAAATATAAACCTTCAAATAACCCCCAAAGCTCACCATGAATGCTCACTCGCCCCTTATTCTTTCGCCCCCGCATATCAAGCAGCCCGACATCGCCCATTTGTAAAAATAGCGACCACTTACGGTATAGCGTAGATGTCGAAATCTCCATGCCCCGTTCATCAAAAAGCCGACGCACAAACCCCTCGTCTACCTCTTGCAACGACGTATGACTCTCCGCCCACCCTAATCCCACACCCCCCTTGTTAAAGGGGGGATGTCCCGCAGGACAGGGGGATTGTGCCTCCCGCCGTTCTAACTTTCTCCCCACAGCCGCAACCCTGCATCTTTGCCAATCCTGTATTATTCCCTTCCACTCCGATATTTCTTCCCTCTGCTCGGCGCAGCACTCTTCAATGCTCCTTGGTCTGCCGCTGGCGGCAATAATCTCCTGCCGCCGCTGCTTGTCCTCCATCATCTCATCCACAAACCCACTACCGGCGAACAATGCCCCAAAATCCAACTCCCGCCGCTTGCTCTCCCTCTTCTGTAGGGGCGAATTAGCAACGCCCGCCACTCTTTGCTCCATCCGCTTTGTAGGGAACGCTCCCTGTGGCGTCCCGCCTTTCCCCTGTATGGGCGGCTCACCGTGGTCGCCCGTCTCCGTAGGGGCGGGGCTCTGCTCCGCAGAGCAGGGGGGATTGTCATTGCGAGGCGTGTCCGACCGCCGTGGCAATCTCGTTCCGCCTTCCACCTTCTTTTTCTCCCGCTTCCAATACCGCACCTGCGCATCCTCAGGCAACGCCGCCACCGGCACCATATACACCACACCGCCCCGCCCCACAGCGCCCTTAACCTGCTCCGCCTTAATCGCCCCGGATGTGATTCTCTTACACACCGCTCTATCGGTAACACCTAATAAAACAGCCGCTTCATTTACCGTCAATAATTTATTCATACTTTGCTACCTCACGATGCTTTTTTGTTGTAAAATATTGTCCAATCAAATTCCAAAACATCAGCTATTCGCATCGCAGTTTCAGGCGGCAACTTATTTCCTCTTTTACCATTTTCAATTCTCGTATAATAAGTTCTTGCAATGCCAGCCTGTGTAGCAACATCTTCCTGTGTTAATCCCTTGTCATCCCTAATCTTTTTAAGCCATTCTCTCATAAGAATCCCTCCATGTCTCATTGTGGTACTTTTATTATAGTACCCCAATGGGACAATGTCAATAGTTTTTTAAAAATATATTGAAATATATGTGCCTATTTGGTATAATATCTTTACTGTGCCTAAAAGGTACATTATAATTAAATGGGGGAATTAGTATGAACAGATTAAAAGAATTGCGTTTAGCAACAGGAAAAACTCAAGAACAAATATAAGCCTTTTGATAAACTGATAAAAGCTTATGACAGCCCCGGCACCCTGTTTTTCTGCGACCCGCCCTATTATAAGACCGATGACTATTATGGCTCCTTATTCAGCCCAACAGACCACGAGGTTTTAAAAACCATTTTAAGCGGTATTAAAGGGCGTTTTATCCTCACTTATAACGATTGTGAATACATTCGCACCCTTTACGCAAAATACAATATCCTGTCGGTATCAAGGAGTAGCAACCTAAATAAAAGCTACAAAGATTCAGAGCAAAATTTCAAAGAAATAATCATCACAAACTACTGATTTTTAAGCACTTTTTTATATGTAAATTCACGGCCGGTTTTGTAGGGGCGGCTCACCGTGGCCGCCCGCATCCGCTCGCAGGCGTTCACATCGCCCCCATATTAGGGGGGGCTGTCCCGCAGGACTGGGGGGGTTACAACCTTTCCATTACAACTCATTCAAGGCTAAAGTCCCCCCGCCAATGCGCCCCAAGCCCGCCCTCTCCGAGGGGGGATGTCGCCGCAGCGACAGGGGGGAGTTTTTTCACCATAAATCCCACTTTCCATTATTATATAGAAGACAAAAATCGCAAACCCAAAAAAATCACCGCCCCATTGTGCAACCTGCACAAAACCCCACACACCCAAAAAAATCACTCCTCACGCACTAAAGAACACTAAAGAACTGGTTCTTTAGTGTCTAAAAAAAGTTCTTTAGTCCTCACCCTTTTTTTTCACCTTTTGTTATCATCACCCATCTATATTTAAAACAAAAAACCGCTTAAACGCCTATTTAAAAG